TACTCCAACGTGTCATCACGATTACGATTGAGCCTCCCGGCTGTAATCTTTGTCGCGGTCCAGAAGAATACCACTCCCAAGCGCTTTCCAATGCTGAAGGTGACATGGCATCTTGTTCAGAATGTGGGTCATCAATAATCAAAAGGTCGGCACCACGCCCAGTAATAGCTCCACCTACACCTGCCGCAAAGTATTCGCCACCTTTATTGGTTTCCCATCGCCCAGCTGATTTGGAATCGGCAGATAAACCGAAATCATCAAATAATTGTTTATATTCGTTCTGATCCATAAGGTTCCTAACTTTTCTACCGAATCTCACAGATAATTCGGCAGTGTGCGTGGTCTGCATAATCTTGGTATTTGGTTTGAGTCCCATAAACCAAGAAGGAAAATAGACTGAAGCGAACTCAGACTTGGTATGTCTGGGTGGCATATTGACAATTAATCTTTTAATTTTGCCTTTCGCAACATCTTCTAGCTTTTGCGCGAATAATCGGTGGTGCTCACCTTCGATAAACTCAGGCCAGACGTGTTTTATGTAGCCCAAAAAGGAGTCTCTTGATTCTGATTTAGCATCCATAACTTTCAGACGATCTTGAATCATTAAGATTTCTTTTATCGTCTCGTCATTTAAGTGATCTAATTTCATTTTCAATATTCTATCTTAGATTTGATAGGGGTCCCTTTTTCATTTTTTTGTAATTATACATATTGATTGTTATTTATATATACATCTGTGTACGCGTACGCGATTTAGGGGGGTGGGGGTGCAAAAAAAAAGCCGAGCAAAAAATGCTCGGCTTTCTAAAGGAATTATTTTTTTAGAGCAGACTCCCCCATTGGTCGGCCATAGCTTTGGCGATACCAATATGGAATTTACTTCTAATCTTCCATCTGTCGGCAGAAGGTGGGCAGTTATGAATATCATGCCTAGCTGTTTCTTTAGTTAATCTGCCAGTTGGTTTTAGTAGTGGCAAATTCCTCAACCAAAGGCAAGTTCTTTTACTAACATTGTCTTCTGCCTCAATGCTTTCGGCAAATTCATAGGGCTGAATAGTCTGAGCTTGTTTCTCATAATTCCAGATCCTAGCTTTTGCGTACTTGTGCATTATTGGATTTTCAATCGCTACTCTAGGAACATCACAATTCCAAAGGTGAGAAAATAAACTAGCGCCTTCATCTAGCTCTTTATACATTTCTTCTTTGGTTTTGTTAGGTGGTGGATTATCTAACCAACGCACACCAGAATTGCAAAGCCTGGTACATGGTGGGTGAGCTACCATTAATAAATCCCAGTCATCATATTCTAAGACGTTCCTTATATCGTCTTGAATATGTCTATTAGTATTATCGTCTGCAGGTAAAATATCGCATGACCAAACATCATGCCCTTTATTCAAGAATGCATTTCTTACAGTTCCCGAAGTTTCGCAACCTATTAATATTTTCATTTTCTTCTCCAATGGTGCGAAGGGGGGAAAGTCCCCCCTTCTAGTTAATTAACAGATGTCCACCTCATCTTGTAAAGGGACACCAATCTGCAAAGGTCTTGAAGGCAACGCTCTAAGATTGTCTTTATAAACCTTTTTATGCTCTCTAGTTCCATAAAATGAAACGTGATTAAAGCTGTTATGGTTCTCTTGCCATACGTTAAAGCATTGAGTTGGTTGCTTTTGGTTCTTTCCATTCTGGAAGGTAGCAACTGTTATTCCATAATCCTTAACCAATTTATCTCTATGGTTTTTGTTCATAGATACACCAGATTTAATAAACCTAGTGAAAGGCAACAGCAAGTTTTTAATGCTATCAAGATAATTTTTTTTGACCTTGTGAGCATTGTCCCAAATTGCTAACTTTTCTTGAAAGTCGGCATCCCTTAAAAGAACCTCAATATCTGCGTTGGCGTTATTGAGTTCTAGCATTGTTATAAATTTTTTCATTTGTTCCTCCTTTGGTTTTGATGATTAAAATTTATTTAATAAATTTAGCATGTTTAGACATTTTGTGCAACTACTTACGCACAAACAAAAAAGGGCGACCGAAGTCGCCCTTTCCACCATAGGAGGTTTTTATTCTTGCCACTTCCCTTTGGTATGTTCAATTATGTCAAGATTATTATTTACAAAATAATCTCCATAATCATCGCCAGGAATTATATTGCCATAAGTACCGACGCCAACAGATAGATTTCCATAGCGTCTAGTATCTTCAAAGCAATCAACCTCGTTACAAATGACTTGAACAAGTCTTGCAAAAGTATAACAATCTTCGCCGAGTCTATTGCCCATTACCTCTTTGGCTTTTTCCAATAGTTGTTCAACCATTGCGCCATGCCAATGAACATAGATAGAAGGACAATTTTCTTTGTCTTCGATTGTTTTGCTTGGAGGTATCATTGTTATTGTTGCTCTTGCACCCATGATTACCTCCTTAGTATTTGATTTTGCTAAGAACTTTTTCAAGTTCTTTCATTTGTTCATCGGTTAGATTTTCAATAGCATCTTCATCGATGACTTTTGTAAAATCTGGTTTTTCTAATTTTTCCATTTTCTTCTCCTATTTGATTGGTTAAAATTAATACTTGAATTATACTAAATGTACATATAGAATCAACTAATAATTAATCATTCATAGGAGAAGAAATTATGAAAGAAATTAAATTGTTTCAAAGCAGAGTTTGCTTTGATGACTATTATGAAAATCCAAAAGGATATTTGATTTACGATTGTTGGCTAGACGCAAATTGCAATGGCTGGAATGGGTGGGCATGTCCTTATATGGAAAAGTACGAGTACCTCAGATATGTAAATCGCTGCATTCGTGAGTACTTTGAAAATCCGGAAGCTGACGATGGTTGCGATGGCAATCTCATTGACTCAATCATGTCCATTGAACCACAAGAAATAGATGGCAAGATCCTCTATTATTTTGGTGGTGGGCTTTGTTGGAACATCGAAGACGATGACTTCATAGTTAAAAGACTGGAGTCATTATGAAAATAACTTTGATAGCATTCGGCACCTCAGTTGGAGGTGCCATTATTTTTTTCATCCTGGGACATAATCTGATCCAAGCACACTTGTTCACAATCGGAGCTGGCTGGGCAATTTTTTCAATGGGCATGGCTTTTGGTCTGGCTCTTGCTCTGGCAGTTCTTTACTTTGAAATTTTAAGTCGCAGTTTTAAATAGCAAATCGCAAATCCTCCCAAAAAAAAGGGCGCCAATTAAGGCGCCCTTTTCCGTGTAACTTGGGACTACACTAAAAGTCCTTTGTTAGACTCGCTATCTTTGTTCCCTGGATAATTTCATTTTCTATATCATCTCTTTGATTAGGTTGGAAATAGTATTTACCGTCTCTTTCAAATACGCTTTTAATTAAAGGTAATTTAAAAAAGTCTTTTTCCTCACAAGATAAGGCCATAGATATTTTAGAAAGGGCTTTTGCGTTTTCTTCACCTATGACTTTTAAAATAATTTGTCTGATATATTCAGACTCATATTCCTGATAGGGTGGAATGTTAGCAAATTCAAAATCAATAATTTCTTGCTCTCTGTCATCAAATGTAAAAATTACATTGTGTTGGACTGTTGGTTTAAAAACTACGTGTTTTGTCATTTTTTCTCTCCTAATAATTTAATTAATACTTGAATTATAATTCATTTTGTATAATATATCTATATTAATTTTATTAGGAGCAAATTATGAAATATAAAATAGTTAGATTTTATCGAGATGATAATCACCCAGAACATAACAAAGTTATTAAAACTGGGTTGACTGAAGAGGAAGCCCAGGACCACTGCCGAAGAGAGGATACTCACGAAAGGGGCGTTTGGTTTGATGGCTATACCGAGGAGTAGATTAAATGGATGACGCATACCTGGATAGAACAGAAGAGGGCGCCAGTCCTTACAGTTTCAAACTGGAACTCGCAGAAGGAACTTTTGAAATGTACGGCCACATTAGTAGCGATGGCTTTATGGACTATTCATTCTTCCTAGATAAAAAAGAATTGGATGGTGGTGTCTATGGTGGCTATGAATCAAATAATAAATATGGCGATTTTGATACAGACTATGATGGCACTTTGTACCACATGGAATGGGGCTACTTGGTCTCTGATGTTTTAGGTGGCTATGACTTCAAAAACTTAACCTGGAAATGATTGGTTTCCAAAACCGTGCGACTAGGATCTCCCTAATACAAACTTGGTCGCACATCCTCCCTAGGCTCACTAGTTTTTCTAGTGGGCCTTCTTTTTTTCTAGCCAGATCAAGTCGTAGCTCGTGGTCCTGGGACTCTTCGGTTGATCTAAATAGTAGCAATTCGCACATTTATAATGTTAAACTCGCACTTGTCGAACTCTCTCGACAAATTTGTTCTCCTAATGGTGCCTCAAGATCTTCGGATCTTGAGGTTTTTTTATATACATAAATCGCAAATCGCAGATCATAAGATCATGATCTAGCAAAACTCAGATCGGATTTTTTTTTATTTTTATAGATCGCAAATCGCACTAGACCAAACCGAAAACATTTTGATTATGTGCGCGAGTGGGTCGAAATCATATTTATTAATCTATATCAATGAAATACGAAAAAGTTTATTAACTTTTATTATCTAAAATATATATGTAATTTTATGTAAAAATATGTATAATTATTGTATTAATTAATTATTTTTTAGGAGGTAATTTATGAAAAAAACAAAAATGAAAAGGGATAAATATAGAAACTTGTATTGGGAAGAATACTATAAGCATTTACCTATTCCAAAAGATTGGGAAAATGTTTCTTATGGTAATGATGAACTTCCTAGTTTTGAATATAACGGCTATCACATCTGGATTAATTCGCCTTTACTCAAAGAGAGAAAACAGAATTATTTAGGCATAGGACATAAGGATTTATCAGGTTTTGAAGATTGGATATATTCGGTTATGAAAGCTGATGAATATGGAATGGGAGAAAAGTCAAAAGAACTTTATACCTTAGATTTTAATGAAGTTTTAAATTATGTTAATAAGGAGGACGAATAATGGATTACAAAAAAGAAGAGATCAAAGAATACTTTGATACTTATATTGCAGATAATAAAGAATGGTTAGAAGAAAATCATCCTAATGATTGGAAAGATGATCTACACCATTACGCTTTTAATAATGACTATTACATCATTGGCAGATATCAAGCTAAAGAATGGCTCGGCGATAAAGTCTTTGATGTTGTTGAACATATTAGAAAATATGAAGACCTTCATTTTGGCGAAGTTAATACGGATTTTTCCGACCCAGAAAAAATCGTAAATATGTATGTTTATATTATTGGCGAAGAAATTGTTAATGATTATTTGCAAGAACTTGAGGAGGTTGCCTAATGAATAACAATAGAAAAGAACTTATTTCAAAAATAGGAGTTAAACAGTACCAGATAATTGCTGATTTGGTTGATGATCTCGGTTGGGATTATCAATCGATGACTACAAATGGCAGAGAAACTTATAAAAAGTTATGTCTTAAACTTGGTTGGGAATTTGAATGGGACGAGGAGTTAGGATAATGAAAGACACTAGCAAACAATTACTAAGCAAAAACAAAAAGCTATTTCCCTTCCATAGTGGAGGAGGATGCGTTCACTTTGGTTATGAAACAGACCACGAAGACTTGATCTGGCTGATAAATAAAGCTGATTTATTTGAGCCAACTTTTGATTTTGATAATGAACTTCATCCACAGTATGAATGGATTAACGAATATCCAGAAGATATAAATGATTGGTGTATGTTCGGATTAGACTTTAATAATCTAGACCAAGAGTACGAAGGACTCGCACTAAATGTTATAGATTTGATTGAAAACGCAATTAACGCATACGCTTGTACTTTTGAAAGTGATGGTTGGTCTTGTGCTTTTTATGGCAGATATCAACAAGGTATCAACATATTAGACGAACTATCGCCCAAGATAGACCAAGAAATAATTAAATTTTGTAGGTGTTGAGATGAGCAGATGTCAATTATGTAAAAAAGAAGTTGATGAAAGATCAAAACAAAACCAAGTAGGTTTTGAATTGTGCATGAGTTGTGCATATAGCTACTCAGATAAAGAACTAATCGAAATTATGATTGAAGAGGAAGAAATATGAAAGCCACAAGAAAATATTATATTAGAGTAAGAGCAGAGTATGTTGGTTATTACGAAGTAGAAGCCAAAGACATTACAGACGCAGAAGATAAAGCAAGTGATCTATTGCATGAAGATATGAATGACCCAATTTATGGCTCTTTTGATTTTGAGCAATACGATCCTAGAGATACTTTGCCTTATAACGCAAGTGATGAAGACTTGCATTTTAGTTGGGATTTAGCAGAAAAATGGACCCAAGAAGATGTGCAAGAAAATCCAGATAAATACCAAAGTATTCAATCAGATAACCAAGATATTTTTATACAAGAGGAGAACGCATGACAGTACAAGAATTAATTGACAAACTTAATACTATTCAAGATAAAAATTTGTTTGTAAGAGTATTAGAAAACAATCCAAACAATCCAAACTTGAATATGGAAAATTATTGGGTGCATAGCATTGAAGTAATAAATAAAGGGCGAAGTGGTTATGAACTTAACGGAGAAGTAATTTTAATTGGAGAAGAATAAAGGAGTAAGCATGACAGTACAAGAACTAATTAACAAAATGCAATATGCTATTGATGAGTTAGGTTTTAATCCAAATTCTAATGTTCAAATAGATATATTTGACTCTAATGATGATTTAGAAACCTTTTGGAATATTGAATTGGACGATACTGCAATATCAGAACCTAAGTCTCTTTGTATAAATGTTTATGAGGAGGAAGTATGAAAATAGTAGAATGTCTTAAATGTAATAATCATTTCTTTGAGCAAAATAAATTTATAAATAAATGTTCTTTTTGTGGGAATAAAGATACACAAAAAACAATATATCTCGAAGAAGAAGGAAGTATTTATAAATCAATCATTCAAGAGTTACAAGGTTATAAGGAGGACGCATGAGGTCAGCAACAGAAGAAGATTTACGAGAAATAGCAGAAGAATTGAATTACATTTATGGATTTACAAAGGACGCACACGAAGAGTATTTTTGTGAAGATAGCTTACACAATGTAGTTGTTTTAAAAGGGTACATGCCTGACAGTCCAAGTTGGGCTGGAGATATTGCGCTTGTTGTTCATGGAGTATCTTGTTGCAAAGATATTCTTTACAAGATAAATGACAAATGGACATGGGTTGAAAGCATGAATGAAGGCGAATACGAACATAACAAAGAATTAATTTAGGAGGACGCATGAAAATAGACATAACCGAAGAGGAACTATTTGATCTTATTGAGGCATTAGAAAATAGAATTGAATGGAATAGATATTCAATACCTCTATATGAAAAATTATGTAGCTATCAAAAACCATTAGATTTATCTAAACAAAATTTTGATTATGAGATACCAGAATTTAATCCAAAAGTAATAAAGGAGAAAACATGAAAACAATAACTAAAAAATATACAGTCTATGATTTTGAAGATTTAAAAAAGGATGATGAATTGTGTAATGATATATACCAAGAATTTTGGTTAGATGACCCAGACAATATAAATCCTTGGGCTGATGAAAATTTAGATAGTTTCAAAAAGTTTGCTGAAACTATTAATATGTCTTTAGATTACAATCTATCTAATGCTGAATATCCTTGTGGAAGTAATTACATAAAATTAGATTATTCTGATTATGATTATATAGTCCCAAGAAAAATAGCTGAACGCATAGCTAACGCTATCGAAGGCTACAAAGGTAATGGCTATTGTTTTTGTGAAGATTTAAGAATTTATGCAGAAAAATTAGTTGCTGAATGGCATAAAGATTATTCCATAACAGACTTTTGTGAAGATATACAAAATCGAATGGAGGAATTGTGGTTTCAAGATAATCGCTACTACTTTTCTAAGGAAAACTTTTTAGAAATGGTTGAAGCAAATGGTTATGAATTTGATCAAGATGGAAATTTAGTTTAAGGAGAAAGCATGAAAAATAAAATAACCATACCTACTGAAAAATGGGTTGAACTTTATGGAGTACTATCTAGTTATGTATTGGAGTATTCATCTTTAGACCCAATTACAAAGATTGAACCAAACGGAGATGAAGTTTATACAGAAGAAAAGCAAGACGAATACAACCATATTGTTGGAGATGTCGAAGATATACTCAGAACTTTTTTTATAAAGGAGAAAGCATGAGTAATTATGTAGATAAATATATTGATGAAAAAGGTAATGTTGATAACAAACTTACCCTTAATCAAAAAGGTTTTGAGGGTTTAACAGATGATATTGAATTACTTGTTGAAAAATATACAGGTATTGAAGATTCAGCTTTTATGAAATGTGCTGATATTCGTGAAAATATTATGTTCTTAATAGAAGATATACTAAAGGAGGAAGCATGAAAAATAAAATGACACCAGTTGAAGCTGTAAATGTGATCGAGAAAAAACTATTTGACAATCGAGCAAAGCCATATACAGAGGAAGACGCACAAATTGACAATGCCTGGGATATTATTAAACTTCGTTTGGATCTTACAGATGAAGAATTTAATATAATCTTTGGAGAAAAATACTAATGGAAGTAATTATTTGGAAGAAAGGCGTTCAAGCTGTTGAATACTATTGTGATAATTGCAAAGCGCAAGTCTCGGAAGAAGAAGGTCTTTGGGTAAATGGCGAGATGACTGGTCCTAATGAATATCCGAAAGGATTTTGTCGCTCTTGCTATATGAAAACACGCAGAAGGATAAACAATGGCGAGTAAAAAAACAAAAGACGCAGATTTAATAAACAATCCAACGCACTACAATACTGGAGATATTGAGTGCATAGACGCTATTCAATCTTCAATGACCACTAGACAATTTCAAGGTTATCTCAAAGGTAATGTTATGAAATACGTCTGGCGTCATGAATACAAAGGAAAAATGCTAGATGATTTGCGCAAAGCAAGATGGTATTTAAATAAATTGATCGCAACGCACGAGGATAATTTAAATGATGATTAAATATAAGATAGAAAACAACGCAATTTGTGGCTACGAAGACAATAAAATAGTATCAATGCTTTTAATCTCTGACCCAGTAGCTAGATCAAAAAGAATAGTACAACTCGCAGAAGGTGGTGAGTTAGAAGATTAATCTTCTTCTGTTTCCCACTCGCAAATTAATTCCAATAATTGTTCCGGGTCGATAAGTATTCCTTGGGAATTATTTTCTTCCAGATAATCTTTTATTTTTTGTATTATCATCTTCGTCCTCTATTATTCTAGCTTCGCCATCTATCGATCTGATTTGATTTTCTTCCATGAGTTGTTTCAATCTATTCTCTAGCTCTTCTCTACTCATAGAGTCAATTTTACCAAAGCGCACTTCCTTGCGATCAACCATGAGGCCACCTAATTTTGCTCTAGCGATCTCCGCATTTACTGCTGGTCCATACGAACCATCGGCCGCAGCTGCATCTCTAATTGTTGCTAACTTCCCGGCTACATTTTCAAAAGTAATATCATACTTCTTCCTTTGTAGAGCTTTCATATCTCTGATCCTCTCCTGGACGTGCGAATATTCTTCATTGTTCATCATGCGACTCGCAATAACTTCTGGATTTTTAAACCCAGCACGAAACGCACACTCACTTTGATTGAGATCCTGATAAACCATAAGGTTTACAAAGACCTCTTGCATTTTAGTTAGTTTCTTTTTTGGTTTTGCCATCTACTACAAATCTCCAGTCTTCATCAAACATGCAGTGTCTAATTGCACCATCTTTCATCTGATACAAGAACTGCATGTCCAACAATTGTATTACTTTTCCTTGATTAACTCTATTGTAAGTGTACTCAGTATGAATAATCTCATCATTCAACTTCGGTTTTTTCTGTTTCTTCATCAATTTTTACTGGCTCCTCATCGTTTTCCATGCCATCTGGCAATTTATTTTTTTTTGCTTTCGATCTTCTGTTAACAAAGACATTTATACTTTGCAAAGTTTTTTCTGACAAAGTGCCGTTGTACCTTATCTTTGTACCTCTCATTTGTGACCATTCAATTTTAGTATTTCTGCGCCTTCAAATATTTCATCGAATATATCCATAGCGCCACACCCATGTTCAGCTTCAAATTTATCTCTGCATTCTTGCAAACTTAAATCTTCATTATTCAGATAATCATGATAATAATCTGCTGCTGAATTTTCTATATCCATGTATAGCTCTTTTACTTTTCCCATGTTTTACCTCACTGTTTTATTAATTAAATTAAGAAAGAAAAAGGGAGTGGGAATGTGGGATTTATCCCCACTCTTTCCCTTCTTATAGAAGTGCACAACCGCACAACTGCACAACCCAATAAACATAAGGGTTTCAGCGTACGCTGTGCGCATGTGCAGGCATGTGCACTTGCACAACTGCACAATCGTTAAGTCATTGATTTTATTGACTTTTTTCAGACGCTGTGCAAAATCGCTAATCTTCATTGCACAACCGTTTTTTCACAAAAAAGACCTAATTCTTTTTTCATTCTAGTTTCCATTATTGCTACATATTTTTTGTTTAATTCAATCAATATTGCTTTTCTATTAAACATTGAAGCTACTAGGCCAGTCGTACCACTACCAGCAAAAGGATCTAATACAGTTCCTCCTTCTCGACATCCAGCTAAAACACAAGGCTCGATTAAATCCATTGGAAAAGTTGCAAAGTGTGCGCCTTTAAAAGGTTTAGTCGTAACTGTCCAAACTGAGCGTTTATTTCTTTTTAAATTATTATCTTTGGAATATCTTCTAGTGCGTTTTATTTGTTTGTTAGTATTTCCTTGAATTATAGAGCCAGAATTTTCATAAGTATCTGCCCATTTACGTTCATCTTTGCCAACACAATCTTCCTTGATTGCTTCATTATCAAAATAATACTTTGGACTCTTACTCAATAAAAATATGTATTCGTGTGCTTTAGTACAACGATCTTGCACACTTTCTGGCATTGGATTCGGTTTGTGCCAGATGATATCTTGACGTAAATACCAACCATCTTGCTGCAAAGCAAAAGCTACTCGCCAGGGAATACCGATTAAATCTTTTGGCTTTATTCCTTTGGGTATATTTCTCTTACCCTTTTTTATAGATTTATCATAATGGTTATGAGCTCCAACATTACCAGAAAACTTTTTATTACCACCTCTTATGCTGCTCATTGCATAACTATCACCAAGATTAAGCCAAACAGTACCATCATCTCGCAACACTCGTTTAACTTCTCTGAATACTTCAACCAGATTATTAACAAATTCTTCTGGAGTATCTTCCATGCCAAGTTGTTTATCTTTTCTAACTGCGCCACATTTAGGACATTGTTTTTCGTAGTAACCTTTAGTTTTTGTATTCTCCCTTGATGGTCTATTTTTATTAAACTCTTTATTTCCCATTTTTTTTGTTGCTTTGGGATTAGCTACATGATCGCAATTAGGATCGCCACCTTCCCATTCTGCTGTGCCATAATCCCTTAAACCCCAATAAGGCGGACTCGTGATGCAAGTATCTATGGATTGACTCTCAATATGCTTTAGTTTATCTAGGCAGTTGCCTACATAAATATTAATCATGACAAAAACACGACATACTATCGTCCTCTACAAATTGTACCAATCATTCCCAAGGTTTCCTACCCTTGTTATCAAATCGATAATGCCAAGTTTGCTTTCCAGGGATAGCATGAGTCTTAACTATATCGCCCAAATACTTTTGCACATGACTGACTGCGTATCTTGCAGCTCGTTCACCACTAGGTAAATTGTTTTCTTTCAATGCTTGTCTTGCCAAAATCTCAAGTTCTTGTCTTGTATAAAATACTGTTCTATCCATTGCGTCTGCTACCTTTTGAGCAATCTCTACTTCATCTGGACCCTCGTCAAAGTCAACCATATCCCAGTTGCCTTTCTCAAAATCAAATCTAGCCAAGTGAGTATCAGGCTCTCTTGCGTTTCTTGCTTCATAAAACATAGTGACATTTGGCTTTTGTCCCATGAGTTTGATACCTGAGTCCATCCATCCGGCAAAAGCAGAACCACCACGCGCTGACATAAACGAAGCGTCATCCGCTCTTTCTTTACCAGTATGATGCGCGATGATTACTGCAATACCAAAGAGTTCAATCAAACGATCTACCCTAGATAATAAATTATGTATCTCCTGATTACTGTTTTCTTCACCATCAAAGAAGTTAATGATAGGGTCAATCATCACAATATCTGGCTGATGATATTCAATACTTCTAGCAATGCCATCAATGTCTTTATCTCTCATCAAGTTCTTTCTCAATCTACCAGTCGGTATCAAGTTAGCGTGTCCCATCGCCATTAATTCTGGGTCGTGCATGTAAGGTTGATAGTAAGTATCAATTCTATTTTTTAAGAACTCCTGAATAATCTCTGCTTGTAGCCACATGACTTTACAAGGACGCGTAAAAGGTTTGCCCATAAAAGATTGCCCAGTTGTGGCCGCCGCTGCAAAACCACCAAGCCAATGCGACTTACCTATTTTAGGTTTACCAATCAACAAACATCTAGACTGTTCAAAGATAAAACAATCACCCCAAAACTGACCAATAGAATTAGGTTCCAAGCCAGTCCAAAACTCATCGTTGTAAGGTCTTAAACCTAGTGGGTCCGTTAAATCATCCCTACGCTTTTGGTCGATGATGGGATCTTCTTGTTCAAGTATCTCTTTGAGTTCATCTCTTAAATCTATTTCCCATTCGCTAGTCTTCCATTGCAGTATTCCAGCTTCCGTATCTTCTGGGTGTCGTTTGATGTGTCCCTGGGTAATCGACATACATGTTTGTAATACTTCTGGAAAGGGTAAAGGTTGTTGCAAAGTTTGATTCCAATCAAAACATTTAATTAATACTTCTCGATAACCCCAACCTTCTTTAATCCATTTACCAATCAATCTAGCCAAAGTATCGTTTCTTTGACCAACATCTACTGGGTCAGCAGTAAGTTTGTTTTTATTATCTAAAATGGAAGTGACCTTATCCGATTGATTGAAGTCGTGTATGTTGTTCAAGTCTTCCATGTTGAGCATAGGCAAATCATCGATGTCGTTCACGACCAAGCCATCTGCTGTTTCAAAAAAATATTTTGTAGAAGGCGAGACCATAACGTAGCCGCCTTCGCCTCTGACATCTAACTTACCAGTCATGTTTCTGACATTTAGACCTTCGTTGATTTGATAGAAGTAGTGATAGCCACCACGAGGAGTCTTCTGTTTAAGAGGCGATCTAGTTACTTGACCAGATTCTACGAACTTGACCGCCTCTTCGCTATCACAATCTAGGACAACAAAAGTTATCCCAGTGATAGCAGCCCAGTTGGCTCCCGGATACCGAGCCAACCACTCTCTCAATTCTTCTTGTGTGGGTTGTCTTCTTTGATAAGTTTCCCATTTAACTCTAGGTGTCTTTGCCCACTTTGCACTGAGCTTGTCATCGTCTTCAAAAGGATGACGCTTTCTAAAGTATTCTGGGATAGCTTCGTTTCTAGATCCACAAGGTATTAAATGAAAGCCTTCTTCCCAGAAAGACCAAATCATTTCTTGTCTGGCTTCCTCGGAAATATTTTCCCAAGATTTATTTTCGTTTAGTATCAGCGACATACATCTCCACTAGTCTATCGGTCTTGCCTTTCTTTTTTAATCTTCTCTCGTTTCTAGAACTTAGTGGCTGATCGCTTTGATTATTCATTCCATACTTTAATTCAGATCTTTGAATTTGATTAGAGCTTCTATACCTTAACTTCATACAGCCTCCTCTTCTTCAATAGGACCGTAGATGTCTTCCCAGGTAAGAGCTTGATTAGTCACTGACATAATCTTCTTAGCTTGTTTGACTGTAGGTTGTCTTGTTCCGTAATACCAAGAGCGTACTGCATGGACTGATACATCACATATCTCTGCAACATTCTCTATGCCTCTGTTTTTTATATATTCTTGTAATTTATTCATGGCGTTATTATAGAGAAGCATTTTCATAATGTATATTTTTTTTTACATATTTGTCTAAATTAATTTAAAAAAGTGTTTGACATTCTGAATCTTTATCTATTTAATTGGCAATGAACAAATTTACAGAGAGATTTTATGAACGATATAAAAGAGAAAACCGAGTTCGACGAACTCCAAGAACTTATCGAAAGAAAGAAAAAGAATTTGCTGTGGCAAAAGAAACTCCGTGAGGAATCTAAAGAGTTAGATATTGCAATAGCAAGACACCCAAGAGTAAATGAGCAAGTAATTCAACTAAGCAATACCGGGGGATCGCATCGAGTGACGCTTGATGATTTTGACTCTGATATTAAAGTTGAGTATCGCTTGAAGAAATCTTGGGACCAAGACTATGTTGCAAAGATACATGCCGAAGGCAAGGTGCCAGCTAATCTTTGGCCGTTTCAAATAGAGTATAAAGAAGACAAAAGAAAAACTTCTACTCTAGCTGAACAACACCCATCTCACTACTATAAATTAGCTGAAGGTTTGACCACTGAAATATCAGATCGTCCATACGTCAGCTTTGTTGAAAAGAGGAAAACCAAATGAGTAAAAAAATAGAAATGACTCTCGCACAAAGCGAGTCTAAAGAAAAGTTGTTTGCTGAAGCTTACGACTATTATGCAAAACATTATTTTAATATTAATGACTTTGTAAAAGCAGTAGATTATTTAAGAGCAGACGGTTTGAGTTTTGCTCACATTGCAAAAATCTCAGGCATGACTCACAAAAGTCTCATGCAGTTTTATTATCGAGATCAAATCGAACCACATGCTAGAACTAAAGGCAAAGCTAATTTCTTAATAGACTTTGTTTCTACAGTAAAAAAATTAGGTACAGAAACAATTCCAGGGAGGTACAACAATGCCAAGTCTTGAAGATGAATTATTATCTGGCGTAGAGCCAGGACCAGTGAGAATGAATGTTGGTGGCGTAGATGGCATAGGTAAAAGTACCTTCGGCTCTCAAGCACCTAATCCAGTTTTTATTTGTACCGAGAAAGGTACAGCATTCTTAAATGTTAAGAAGTTTCCATTGTGTGAAAAGTATCAAGACATTATTGATTGCATTAAGAAACTTGCCACTATGGATCATGATCGTAAAACAGTTGTCCTAGATACTACAGACTGGGCAGAGATTCTTACTCATGAAGCAGTGTGCGAGGAAAAAAATGTATCTGGTATCGAAGAGATTACTTACGGTAAGGGCTACACTGCAGCCAGAGAAAAGTTTAGAAAGATTTTAAGAGGTTTAGATGTTTTACATGACCAAAAGAAGATGAATGTCATCTTGCTTTCGCATGTAGATATTAGAACTTTTAACGACCCAGAGAGAGAACCTTACGATAGGTATCAATTGAAGTTGCATAACAAGACAGCTTCCATT